CTGACATCGTCATCATCAATGACAGAACTACTTTGTTTTCGTAAAAAGGATGCTTGGGCTCATTATAAAAATTTCAGTGGGTCATATTACGATTTGACCAAGGAATAAAAGGCACAAAGGGAAATATTTTATTTAATTTTATATTTTAAATTGTTTTTGTTCTTTTATTAATTTTATAAGCAAGCAGAAACCCATTTGATGAGGGCCCCATAGTTACACTATCCGGATTCACTATGAGTTCTTTTCTGTCGAAAACCGGTAAAAATACGCAGAAAAGCAATACATCTATGCCACAGGCACTGATGGAGTAAGGGGAGTAGACAATATCGATACTGAAGCTACAACGGGAGGTGTTCCTAACCAATAACCAAATTGGAAATCTTCTCCACCTGATCTCATTAATCCAATAGTAGGTAAATTATTTGTACCAGTTGATGAACTATTTTGAGCAATAATATAAACATAAGTATTACCCTGATAATATGGATTATGAGAGGTGATAGGAGTTGGTTGTATAGCATTCACATAAGAATTAATCTTTGCGAAAGTTCTATGGTACATTGGAACTTGTATCTCACCACCTAAAGATATAGATTCACCTATTGGTAAGGACATGGCGGGTGGTGCCAAGGAGATAGATCCTTGAAAATAGCCTGTAGCACTCTGTCCTTGAGGAACTATATTAGTGGAAGGAATCATACCAAAAATGGCTTGATTAGCTGACACTCTATAAGCAATACTAGGTGTAGTATTTGCCAAATCAACTATCTTATAACGATAAGATCCTCGAGAATACATATACATTGGAGCAAAACAGTTAATGTAGTCATAACCAGTACCTACAAGTAAATCACCAGCTGATGCTGAGGCATAAGCATAATAATTATATTCAGGTGTGAAATAAAACACAGGAGATGTGCCTGGATTAGGCGCAATCATCTGCATAGCTGGTCGTTTGACTAACAACGATATTGACTTAACACTTTCACCTATAGCGTACAATCCGCTAAAATCATTATCTCCAGGTGAACGAGCATTTCCTATAAAACCATGCATTTCCATGGGTTGAGGTTTACCATCATCAGGTTTAGTAATTACCTCACCAGCTTGTGGAGTATATGTATCATTAATAAAAGTGATACCTCCACCAGCACTAGTAGCCTTGGTATTAAGTGTAGGAAAAGGGAGATAGACAGGTGAAGTGGGTCCTGCTAGTTCAATGTCGGGATGAGCAGCAAACTCAATCAACATAGTTATTGAAGAACTAACAGTAGGTGGTGCTCTAAGCTCATTGAGAATGAAAATTCTCAAGTTGCCAAATGGAATACCAAAAGGTAAAAATGGTGAAGTAGAAATCCATGGTATAGTAAACTTATGTTCCACAGTATATCTCAAATCCACTATTTCCCTATAAGTATAATAGGAATTTTCCAAAGTGGCTGGCATAAAAGCAGTATTTGATGCACCTGGTTGAAATGTAACCAGGAGACGTCCAGAATGAAACTCTGTCTTCACAAATTTCAGAGAAACATCAAATGACGATTTATAAAAGCGAAAATGTTGACCGATATAATCACATGGTAACATAGCTTTAATTTGTTGCCCAGTTTGATTAGCTATAGTAGCTGTAGTAAGGAGCACTGTATTGAAGGTCCCTAAACCAACACGATAATCAATTACAGTAGTTCCAACATCTTGGGCTGATGTTATTTGTACACCTCCAAGAAACATTTTCTTAGAACAAATAAATGGAATAGAACACTCATCCTCTGATGTAGGTCCTAATGAGGGTAATAAAGCAACAGAATTGTCTTCATAAATGGCTAGATTATTTGAAAAGTCTTTGCCAGTTCCATTCGTTATTTTCAAGAAAGGTCTTGGTATAGTAGCAGTTAGCTCTTGTAAGGCTAAAGGTTTTGACCAACCAAAAGCTTTGGCTCCTTGCCCAATGGCATTGAAGAACCAAGCAGTAGGTTCACAAACTGTAGACAAGAGAGGGATTTTGGCGAGATATCCTGAAGCTTTTCCTAAACTAGTAAAAGCTCCACTGAGGGGTCCATACTCCTCAGTTTCTTGATCTGAAGGATTCTTACCATTGCCTCGTCTCTTGACTTCAGTAATACCTTGAGCTTGAAAGCCACCAGGTGCTGTAGGGAATGTTATCTCAACATCTTCATAAGATACTAATATTGAGAATTCTGCTCCATCAGTTCCTCCTGTCCCTATAACGAGAGGTGAATAAACAGCTAGATCAAGATTCCCTTGAGAACCTTCACCACTAAGCATATTAAATGCTAATTCAGTAGTGTGATAGGGAATTTTGAATGTGACCTGTGTATCAGACGAAGCATCGAGCTCTATGCGAGGAAGCATGGTACGCAAAGGGATAAAACCAGTAGCATCAAAATAACGATTATTCGAAACTGGAATATTTGCTTGTGGAAAAAACGAGCATATTAACCTCCCCTGCTGAAATCTTGTAGCGTTGAGAGTGATCGTAACAATCGCTGTGCCTTTAAAGGTAAGAAACCCCTTAATTTTCTGATACACCATAGGATGTAATAAGTAATTATTAGGCAAAGTAAGAGTCGCGAGATTAACGTTAACTCCCGAAGTGCTTGACCAGAGTCCGTTATTGACGACAATTGGTCGTTTGACAAAAGATTTAATATCATGTTCTCGCCCGTCTCTAATAGAGGATACGAGGGGAGTTGGAAGTTGGATTTCGTCGTCATATTGGACGACACGTTCAGGTACATCAACATGCTCAATGAGCAAATCGCGTTGAATATCCTGAGTTTGAGGGTCTACGGACATTATTCGGGTCAGGTAATCCTTATTATTATGAACCACGAATACAGAAATTAAGGAAAGGCTAGAAAGTATATATATATTAGGGAACCTAATGATACGGCTCAAAATTGCAAGCAAAATTGCGGGCCGATTCCCAGTGGTAATGTTTAGGATAATATCCTAAATATTCACTGGACGCCGTAAGAATTTTACGAGCGTGTTGATTCCACATTTTACGTCCGTGGAGGGACAGCTCCATGAGAGCAGTATCAACATTATCCTGAGTGATACGTTCTGCAAAAGAGCACCTCTTAGTCCAGTAGGGCATTTCTAAAATAGAGGTAATATTTAACGGTGCCACGTAACGACATACGTGATCATCATACCGGAAGGCACGCTTGAGAAAAGTCAAATTCTGAACATTTTCAAAAGCCATAATACTACTATCCTTACGTGTAGAAGTAAACTGTTGACCGAGTTCCAATAGATGCTTTTGCATCGTTGTAGGATTATACCAAGTTTTAACTTGGTCATCTACGGACCCTATATTGTCATCGCCGTAGACGACTACACCCACTTTTTCAAAAAGAGATGTAGATTTAAATGAGGGTGGACGTGAACGTATCCATGCATAACAGAGATAAACTAAGTTGATTAAACAATTAAGGAAAATTGTAAAAGGGTGACCACTAGGTAGTGATTGAACCCATTTATAAAACCAACTTAGAAATATATGTTCTGAATGTGACATTTTATACCACAAATAAGCACGGACTTTTTGTGCGTCTTCAAACTCTTTGCGAGCCTGAGCATACCCTACATCGTTCTCTTTGTGGTGATGTGCCCAATTAATTTCATACCAAGGGCCAACATACCATTTCCAAATTGCGTCAATAATAGTTGCAAGTTGACGTTTATCAAATTTGGAGAAGTCTCCATTAAATCCGTTTTCCATACCATACGACTTCAAAATACGGTACATGGTATCCCACTCTGCGGAATACACATTCATGCCTACGCCTATACTGTTACGAATTTTGTTCTCTGTCAACCACACTTGAAATCCAAGAAAGTATATTCTCCAAATTATAGTTAAATCTAGCGGAGATATAGAAAATAAACGAAGTTTACCTTCTAGTATTTTCTGGACTAAAAGTTTTTCATCTTTGGGACAGTCTATAAACCAAAATTCAACATGCTCTTCTCGCAGGATTTTAGCTATCTCTTCATTGACAACTTTTATCATTTCCTGCATCTTCTTCGAAGACAAATCATAAAGAACATCTTCTCCAAACCACTCAGTTTTGCCTTTAGAATTAGACATCTTATACCAGGGGTAACCTGCTGAGGTGTTTCGAGGGATTGGTTTGGCATATGGATTGTCAGCAAAACCTAATACAGCTTCTCTAATAGGGAGAGCTAATATTTGCCATTTTTTAGGTTTATCGCTATTGTTGTTGATATGGTGTCCAACCATACGTACAGCCTCTTCAATAGATGGCATATCTCCTGGGGGGAGAGTCTCACCATATTGGTTTAATTGATATCTCATAATGTTAATCTGAGAACCATCTGGAAGAGTTTTATTAGCTAACGGATTTGGGACTGACATAACAGATGGTCCCCAAAGGCCATGAAGTACGGATCTTTTTATCTTTGATTTACAGGCAAGTGTAACTTGCTCATTTAAATCTTGTTTAACAACCTCAAAATTTCCTGTTAAAGGAAATTCATTATATTGAACAGTGAGGACGTTACTAGAAATCTTAGATAAATCTATATCATCAACTTCTTCAGTTTTGATACCCTTTAACTTATTATAATGGGCGAGAATGAACTGAACAGTCTCTTTATATATGGGAACCGCATAAGCGTAACTTTCATCCATTCCCATATGGACACCACATATTCTGCCTCCAGATATATGTTTGTTGCTAGACGCTAATAAGGATCCGCAAGTTCCTTGAACGGTATTTGCAACATAAGCTATGGCTTTAGAATGTAAATACTTGCCAGTGTATTTATTATATGAAGATTTCAGATTTCCATATATTTTAGCTTTGGTGTAATACTTATCTATACCTTTTGCACCATTAAGAACAGCGAGTACAGCTTGAAATTGATTTTGGTTATCAAATTTACTTTCATCAATAAAGAACTTTTCTATAGATGGCATAAGCCATTGTATAGGCATCTTAATTGCTACCAAATCCATATCCTCAGAGAAAACAAAATAATTATTCTCATCACGAAGATAAGATAAGGAAATAGAAAATTTATTTGTACCTTCCTTCCTAAAAGGAGCTTCAAATTCCACTTGGGTATCTAGTGGGAGAGCTAACTGTCCAGAAAGTTCTTGATCAAACCAAGTTATATAATGGCGATTTAAGATTGCGATATCTCCTTCGAGAAAAAGAAGAGTTCCTACTTTTATACCAGAATAAGGTGACATTATACAAAACGAATTATTCGTTATAGCTTTACGCAACATATCATCACTATTCTTATCTCCAGATTGTAATTCCATTGGAGATGCATAAGTAGCTCCTTTTTCAAACCAACTCTGTGTAAGGAAATTCTTAAATATTGGTACATTTTTCTGCGACTCATCAGCAATATATATCTCTTGTTGCTGGTACGGATTATCTTTAGTCACAGAAGAAATTAGTCTCTTCGCTTTATCTTTTGCTGAGGAGAAAAATCCCTTAAGAAGCGACCATAAATGTTTCGTCGCATAAGCACCTAATCCAAGTGCCAACAAGCTCATTGAAAACTGAAAAAGATCAGAATTAAATATATTCAAAAGAAAGGTGAGCTTTGGATACTTTCTAATAGATGTCTCTATTCTACATTTCATAGTTTGCCACTTTAACTTAATTGGCAAATAATTATCATGAAATTTAGAAATAAAGCTAGTCCTGTCTTCAATCTGTTGTAATATACCAGCACTAAGCCAGCTTGCATATACTAATAGGTCATTCTTCTTTTGAGCAAGAATGGCATAATATTTTTGGAACAATGATTTATCATCATCATCACAATTGATATATGTTGTAATATTACTTCGATCTACTCGACTAACTTCAATAAGACCTTGTGCTACCAACAAATCATAAGAATGTTCAACATTTTCACGAAATTCGGAACTCACATCCATCGTTTTTGATGATTCCCGATTGAAATCAAATTCATCACTGTCTGGATCATCCCAAAGAGTAGCCATATACTCATTGTGTTGAGTATAATCATTAAATCTCCTCCGGAATTGTTCTACTGACATATCCAAAAGTTGTTGATAAGAGACTATCATCTTTTCTTCTCCTCTATTTACCATATCGGAATTATATATATGAAATTCATATATATCTGTGTTAAAGATTGGTCCACCAACTAATTTACTTTTATCTATGGTTTTCTTCCCAGTAGATTGATCGGTCATTGCATATTCGTCTTTTATATTTACTTCAACAATATAAGTAAATCTGCGCCAAAAAGCTGCAGAACAGCGAATACTTTCAATGATATCTTGTGGTGAATGTGATGCATCATAATGTTTTTGAAAATTTGAAGTGCATGCTGTTATTGGACTATTAAAGAACGTTAATCCTTTTGATTCCAATGCGGCCATATTTAAATTAAAGGCCCATGTATCATTGCAATTCATAATTTCAGCTGCTTCAGAACGTTCTAAAAACTGTTCTTTAATCTGAAGAGCTTCATTAAAAACACAAACGGGTTGACCATTGTAACCCTCCCAATACTCGCCACCTATGGCTCTAGTATATATTTGGGATTTCATACCCAGGTCACAAAAATCTAGTAATTTTTCTTTCCGCAAACGGGTCAACAATTGAATAAAAAATGGTTGAAGAAGATATGACTTCCCAACAGCAGTACCTCCTAAAAAGAAGAAAGCGAGGGGCATCATCCTTGGACCATCAACATCCAAATGTACTTGAGAAAATTTATTCAAAATTCGGGTAAGTTGACGCATACACGTTTGTAATGCATCTTGTATCATGCGATCTTTAAGTGATAGATCTTTGGAACAAGAAAATTCAAGTCCCATCATGTACAATTGATTGAGTTTTCGCAAATTTATTTGATTAGCTTTAAATTCACCCTGAAACTCTAAGGAAGATATAGCTAGAACATTCTGCATCCAACTATCAAAGGGTTTATGTGTGCCACTCATAAGAGTGATTGGTAGACCTCCAAGTAAAGAGGATTTAAAAACATTGACTATTTTTATAGCCATGTTTAATACTTCACTTATTAGATCAGTATTACTACCGCGAAAACCTGTTGTTGCCTGTACTTTAGATAAAGTAGAAGCAATAGAACTCTTGGACATGGGTTTTCCTTTAAATATTTCAAATCCAAGATACGCTGTGAGAAAGTAACCAACAGTACGAAAAACACTAACATCAATTGATTGTGGTTCTAACTCATCCATCAAAGTTTCTGTATCAGCCTCAGATATATTATCTGGAACTTCACAATCTTTAGGCAGATTTAACAAATCCTTAACTGTATTGAGAAGTAAATCTCTTACGGTAGAGGATGTACCTAACATTGAAACAGCTGATATTATAGTAAAAACTTTCCAGCGAACGTTCTGATTGCGGACATAACTCCTATTTGCCATAATAGCAAATGTCATAAATGAAGTAAAGCAAAATAAGCGAGTAAGAACTGAATTAACAGACTCATCAGCTTCTTTTAAAGTAGACTTTGCTTCTTCCATTAATTTATTGGAGTGGTCTCGAAATTCCTTCATATCAATAGAAATCTCTCCCTTCATCTGATCTAACTTAGAAAAGAATGGGGACATCATTCCTTCAATAACACCTTGGAATTCGATTTGTCCTTGTGGTTTAGAGAAATCTATCTCATTAGAATAATAAGTAGATGTTTCCTCGAATGGCTTGACTCCTTTTATTTCGACAAGCCGAGTCTCCTTCCTATTAATTTTAGGGCTTGTTTTAGGACTCACCTTTGGGCTTCTTGAGGTTGAAGCTTTTCTCTCTTCAGCTTCTTTTAATCTTTTGTTTGCATACTGTGACAATTTTTCACGTTGTATCAATTCAGTACGTCTCCGTCTGCCTCGATTCAGATTTTCTGAAACGAGCATCTCATCATCACTATCAATATAACAAGCCTGGTCTGACGGTTCAGGCGAGTTAAATAATTTAGATAATGGACCCATAGACATAAGAGCTTCAAATCTAGTCTTACTAGTTGCTCTTGATCTATATTGTTTATCATGGAGTGAAACAACTTGTTCACTTAAATTCCACTCTAACAACATTTCATTTCTATAGGAATTTTGTAGTTGTTGTTCTGAACAACCTTGCGCCTCAATAAGCTCCAACTTTTGACCATTATCTAAATAGATATTGTAAGGTTGAACATCCTCCATTACGTAACATTCGTCATAATACCAAACACAATAAAAGTGTTTCATATAGAGAAATAAAATTGAGAATATAAATGCAAGAGCTGATTGGACTGTAAAACCAATTCGCATGACTCTCATCCCAAAGGGAATCATAGAGGAAATATTAGTTTCGTAGCGAAATGTTAGAGCAAACCACACAAAACTAATAACACCAATAAAAAGAATCAAATCAGGTGTTATAATCATAAACCAATGGAAAAACGGTTGAAACACATTCTTAGCAACTTTAAACTGTCGCTCTACCCAATAAACTCCATATTGTTGGTTAGTTAATTGGGCTCGTGGAGAATATTTATTAGTTCCATTAAGTATACTCTGATAGTCTCGATCTATCGCATCTTGTCTCAGAGATTCAAGTATACGATCTCGTTCAGTTCTAGCAACAGCAAGGATTTGTTCATAGTGGTTATGAGATTGCAAAACCTCATCTTCAGAAAAATTTGATGAATCAATATTCTCACAATCACTCGTCTCATCAGGATAATCTGATCTTCGGTCCCATCCAAATAGGGATCCAAATACTTGTTCAGATCCTGACTGTGATATCATAAAATTAGAAATATTTTTAAACAAAAATTCTCTATATTGATCATTCAAATTTTTTTGGTTGATTTTAATATTTCTTAACAACCAATCAAGAAATATTGTACGAGCGTAATTACTTTTTAATTTGTCTTGATTATCATAATAAAGAACATTAAAATCTCGCTCATCATGATACATTAGTGGGCTAGGTTTCCCCATCTCTCCCAGAGTTTTCTTCATATAGTTCATAGCGCTAAATCGAAAATCTTATAGTTGTATCTGAATTTTGGTTGAAGTGCCAAGTTTTATGTCATTAACAGCGTGAGGACATTGTGGATACTGCCACAAACAGTAAGATTATATAATTCATTCTATACTATTTAAAACATAGTAAAATTACACAATAAGTTCAGCAAGTGTTTGTATTCAATCTTAAAGGTCTGTTTCCATGTTATCTTTAAGGGCAGAATATACCCGAAGTTCATTAAGCTTCGTCATTCTTTAACCAAAAATATTATATAAAGTTCTAACTGATCAATAAATAATATAATAGCTCTCATAACAGTGGTTATGGTGAATTACATTGAGACTTAACCCCAATCAAAGCTATATTGTATTAGAAGGGCAATTATACAATGATTTATTTTTATGTTTTAATAATTTTATAATTTTTATTTAAATTTTCTAATATAAAATAAAATTGGGATTTATAGAATATCTATTTAACGCATAGATACGGCAAAAGCATTCCTAATCAGAATAAGAAAACATCTTTTAAATCTAGCAAGTTCAATTTAACAGATATTGTAATTAAAAGCAAATCAACAATATCTGAGAAATCTACCTCGTCAGACAATCAGTTTTATCCAATCATCTAATAAAAGATACAAAGTTGTCTATCCTATATAAGGG